AGCCGAACTTGAGTCGAGTCAGCAACGCTCCCGTACTGAGAGCGCAATGTCTGTGCGGGACGAGGCTGTTGGTCGCCGTGCCTCAGTCGAGGCTGTTCTCCAGTCCATGATGGCGATTGGCCGGAGCTTTATTATCCAGAACGAACCCCTCGTCCGAGCAACGGAGGCCGACAATGAAGAAGTCAGTCCTACTGCTGTTCCTTCTCTCGGTGGGCCAAAATGAAGCGCACTCGGCTTCGCCTCCCCCGAGCTGCCTCTCACACAAGGAAGCCAAGGCGACGTACCGGGGCGCGTACCTCTACTGGTACAGAGGTCCGTCCGGTGCTCGTTGCTGGTCGGATCGAAGGCGACAATCAAGCGTGGTTAAGGTGGCTCCTAATGCTCTCCGAACAGAACTGGCCGAAGGGCCGCTCATGATCCCTCCTGAGATCGTACCTACCTTACCAAAGCCTGAGGTCGACCCGCCAATGAAGTGGGAATGGGAGCCGATGGCCCGCTACACTACTTTCGAGGGAGAGGAACCAGATGTTTGGCCGAAGCTCGAAGACAACTCACGACACTTCGAGTGGATCGCCGGTTTCATCGCAGCCATTCTCGTCTTTTGGCTGTGGCGTCGTCATGAGAGGAGGAAAATAAATGTGGTAAACTGAAAAATAATGGTTGACAATACATACGAGACGTGTATGATGTGTACGTTCAACTGGTATTGCCCAATAAATGGTTTATAGAGCAATACCTTCCACTCGCCAACAACAGGGAGATCCTATGCGCGAGTCTATTACGATCCAGGGCTTGGACTTTGCAGTTCACTCACCTTACGAAGCTGGTCACGTTCTCTCGGCGGATGAGGCTGGTGTTCTGAACCAGACCTTCCACGAGAACCTCCGCAACAACTTCGCTTCGACAGTGAAGGACGCGAAGGCCGAGCACGGCGACGAGCTGCCGGAAACGGCTTTGTCTGCTTTGCAGACCGAGTTCGACGAGTACGCGAAGGACTACAAGTTCGGTGTCCGCCGGGCTGGTTCTCGCGGGCCGAGCGATCCGGTCGAAGCCGAAGCCTTCAAGATGGCGAAGGACTCGATCCGCGCGAAGCTCAAGGAGCTGGGCCGCAAGGCCGACGCTTCCGACATCGCAGACGCGGCAACGCGCTTGCTTGCTACCGACAAGGGCGAGGCTTACCGCTCCGCCGCCAAGCGTCGGGTTCAGGAGGCCCAGAAGATTGCGTCCGAATCTCTCGAGGACGTGCTTCAGAACCTCTCCGCCCCTGAAGAGAAGGCGGCTTGATAGCCTTACTCTACAACGCGCTTCATAGCCCGTTCGGGATCATCCTTCAAACCGATGATCCTGAGCGGGCGAAGGCGCGCTTTTACTCGATCCGCGCCAAGCTCAACGATCCTAAGCTGGATTGCTTGAGCTTGGTGCAATCTCCCACAGACAACTCGCAGCTGTGGATAGTGAAGAAGGAAAGTAAAAATGAAGAGGCGTGAAGACTTCCCTCTAATGAAGGTCACTCTAAACCTTTATGACGGGGACTTTCAAAAGCTTCAGGCGCTCTACCCTCGTCTCGGAGCCTCGAAAATCATTCGCGTCCTAGTCCATCACCACCTCAAAGACATCAATGACAAAACCACAGTCAAGATAAACGAGGAACATCATGAGCACGGACATCTCTGAGCTATTCGCAAGAGACCCTGAGAGCCTTACTGACCAAGACCTCGATACTATTGTTGCTCATCTCCAAACCCTTCGAGCACAGTTCATGCTTGGCGCAAAGACAGCCGGAACGATGAAGAAGAAAGCACCGAAGGAAAAAGTAACGAACATCGACCTTGGCGAGCTTGGCCTATGAACAAACCAGAGGCTTTTTACAGCGGGACTCTGATCCAGAACGTCTGGGACAGCACTTCGCTCGGTTGGTTCAAGGATTGCCCAAGAAAATACTTCTACTCCATGATCGAAGGCTGGAACAGCAAGCACAAATCCCACCATCTCATCTTCGGCAGTTACTACCACAAAGCACTTGAACTCTACGACTTGAGCCGCACCGAAGGGGCAGAGCACAAAAAGGCTCTGCGGGAGACCCTTCGGTGGCTCTTCAAGATAACTTGGGGCTGGGAAAGTGAAGACACAGCGAAGAACCGAGAGACCCTCGTCCGCTCTGTCGTTTGGTATCTCGACCACTTCCAGAACGACACAGCCCAAACCGTAGTCCTCTCCGACGGCAAGCCCGCCGTGGAGCTAACTTTCCACTTCGAACTCACAAAGGAGATCACCCTTGCCGGACATCTCGACAGACTCGTCTCCTTCCTCGACGCTCCATATATCATGGATCGAAAAACTACCGGGACAACCCTCGGATCGCACTATTTCGATCGTTACGAACCAGACAATCAAATGTCACTCTACACTCTTGCAGGACGTATTGCGTATGATACTCCCGTCCGTGGAGTCATTATCGATGCTGCACAGATTGCAGTCGGTTTCACTCGTTTTGATCGAGCAATCACATATCGTACAGATGACCAACTTAAAGAGTGGACAAGAGACACCATCCTCCATGTCGAACAGTCCTACCGATGTGCAGAAAAGAACTACTGGCCTATGAATGACAAAGCCTGTATGTTATGCAACTTCAAGCGGATATGCAGTAAAGACCCAAGCGTTCGTGAAGCCTTTTTGAACAGTGACTTTGAAAAGCGGAGATGGAACCCAAGCGAAGGAGCAAAGAATGCCTGAAGCAAAGATCAAGATCGGACGATACCATTTGAACCCAGCACAATCAATGACTGTTCGTGTCGCACTTGCAGCTTTCGAACCTATCCTTGATCGAGACACAGAAGACCTAACTGATCACTATGCTGCATATAAAAAACGAACCGCAGAAGTAATGGAGATGATTCAACTGACGCAATTGGAGAAGAAATATGCCAAGCCTTGATCAGCACGTCAGCACAACCACAACCAAGCTTTTGATGATAGGAGACAGTGGTGCCGGAAAAACTAGCGCCCTCGCCTCGCTTGTGGAGGCGGGATTTAAGCTCAGAATACTGGATTTTGACAACGGACTCGATGCGCTTGTTTCTCAAGTCCGCCGCCGCTGTCCCGACAAGGCCAAGAACGTGGTTTTTGAGACTCTTCGAGACAAATATAAGGGATCAGGCGCTGGTGTGGTGCTCGATGGAGCGCCGAGGGCATTTATCACTGCGATGCAGCTCCTCGATAAGTGGGGGGACTTGGGTAAACCCAGCGAATGGTCGTCTGATACAGTCGTCGTCATCGACACCCTTACTTTCCTTTCTCAAGCGGCATTTAATTACGCGCAGTTCCTCAATCCGTCAGCAAAAGATAAGAGAGCTATATTCTACACTGCTCAAGAGTCAATCGAACACGCACTCTCGCTGCTAACAGGCGATGCCTTCAAGCCCAACGTAATAGTGATCGCGCATATGATTTTCTTGAACCGGCCAGACGGCACGACTAAGGGCTTCCCTATTGCTGTAGGGCAGGCGCTTTCCCCTAAGATAGCGCCCTACTTTAATTCGGTTGCTCTTGTCGAGTCGTCTGGTTCGGGACAGTCCATCAAGCGTGTTATGAGGACTGTCTCCACCCCCTTGATTGACCTGAAGAACCCAGCAAGCTTCGAACTCGCTGAGACCCTTCCGATCGATCAGGCCCTTGTCACGTTCTTCAAGACCGTTCAAGGGAATAACAACGTAGTGAAACTAGCAACAAAGTAAGGACCAACAAATGACTGATTTTCAAGACATCCTGAACAAACCTGTAGGTGACATCGAGCGTCCGAAGCCCTATCCAGTGGGGAGCTACGTCGCACTGGTCGAAGGCTTGCCTAAGTTCGAGAAGGTTGGCGAGAACCAGACTCTCTGCGCCGACTTCGCAATGCGCTTCATCAGTGCCAACGAAGACGTGGATAAGCTCGCGCTGCAAGAGGCGGGAGGCATCAATGGCAAGTCCATCCGCCATCGCGTCTTCTTGACTGAGGACTCGGTGTGGCGGGCGAAGAAGTTCCTCGTCGAAGACCTTCAGATCGACGATGAGGGCGGGAAGAAGACTTTGACCCAGCTGATCAACGAGGCACCTGGT